GCATGGAGCCTATGATGGAAGAAGAAGAAGAGATGGTCATGGCTCCAATGCCTGAGCAAAGCGCCGCTGAGTATGCCGCTGAAATCTTCAAGGAAGCCGAAGGCGAGTTGATTCACGAAGGCCTAGAAGCCTACTGGGATGCGCTCTCCGGTGCTATGGAAGTGATCGAAAGTGCCGACATGGCTAACGCCTTGGTTGATGCTTTTGCAGAACGTGCAAAGGCTCTGTATGCCATGCACGGCAAAAAGTGTATTCACCCTGTATCTCTACGGGGTGTAGAACGTCGACTGCGGGATGCAGTCGGTCTTAGCCGGTCAGCTGCAAAGCGACTTGCTCCTGAGTGTTGGGATTCTCTGCGGGATGCAGACCAGCCAGAAGTAAAACCGGAACTCGTAGTACCGGAGGTCAAATCCTCCACTGACGCTGAGCGAGCAGACTTACTTGCACGCTTGGAGATTATGTCACTATGACAGTAGAACAACTCGAGTCGAAGAAACTCGGCAATATCGCAACGGCAAAAGAACTTGCCGCTTCCGGCGGTGACCTTGTACAGGCTAAGGCGCTCATGTCCGAAGTACAAGACATCGATGCACGCATTGAGATGATCAAGACAGCACACGAGTACGCGCCAGTAGTCGCACCAGCCGTCCAGCCATACGCAACCGGCGGAGTCACTAAGTCTGTCTTTTTGGGTACCCGTGAAGAGCAGAACCTCAAGGGCTACACGATGGGCAAGTTTGCCTTGGCTATTGCTGGTAACAAGTCAGCACAGGAATGGCTTAAATCCAACGGACACTTGAAGGCACAGAGCGAAGGCACTAACAACCTCGGCGGATTCCTTGTACCTGATCTCCTGTCTTCTGACTTGGTTTACTTGCGTGAGCAGTTCGGTATTGCTCGTGCAAACTGCCGCATCGTTCCAATGTCTTCAGATGTGCAGCTCGTTCCCAACGCCACGGCAAGCACAACGGTTTACTACCCGGGTGAAAATACCAGCATTACGGCTAGTGATATGACCTTTGCGCAGATTAGCCTTACAGCCAAGAAACTTGCAATCCTTACGCAGGTATCGAAGGAACTGAACGAGGATAGCGTAGTCGATATCGGCAACGCTCTTGCCCGTGACTTTGCCTACAACCTGGCACGTGAAGAAGACCGCGTTGTTTTCAGCTCCGCTCGTACCGGCACTGATGCATCTGGTCTGGTTGGTATCGGTCGTGCGCTTACCGACCTTGCAGGTGGTACCGCTGCTAACTACGGCAACATTGCATCTGCTGTTGTTGGTGCTGCTACTACCAACTCGACATGGACACCTTTCACCCTTGCTAACCTTCAGGCAATGGTTGCAAAGCTTCCAACGTATGCAGATACGCCAAAGTGGTATATGCATAAAAACTTCTTCTACACCGGCATTGCTGACAAGCTCGCCGCTCTGGGTGGAAACAACATCTCGGCAATCGAGAACGCATATGGCGTACAGCCGTTGTTGTATGGTTACCCAGTCGTGTTTGTTCAGAACATGATTGCATCCCCTGCTGCATCCAGCCCTGTGGCTTTCCTTGCTGACCTTAGCAAGGGTGTGGCATTCGGTGACCGTAGAGGTATCACCGTTGAGATTTCCGATCAGCCTTACTTCATCCAAGATTCTTGGGCGTTCAAGGCTACTGAGCGGTTCTCGGTCAATGCCTTTGATACAGGTAATTACAACACAGATGCTGCAAGCCGTGTTACCGGTTCGTTCATCGGTCTTATCTCTTCCGCTACATAAGCCTAGCGGTTTCTATCTCAAGCCCTCGGCAGACGTGCCGGGGGTTTTCTTTTGTGTCTACTGCGTTAGTGTTGGCATATGCCCTGTGTGGGATAGTGAAACCATGATGACACGAGCCGAAGCGATAGCGCAGGTATCACTTTTTGTGGATGCCCAGTCCTATCCGCAGATGTCCACAACCGAGATAGGGAGCATCCTAGATTCCTACTCACGGTTCACCACTTGGGCAGCAAGCACCACCTATGCTGTAGGTGACCGTGTAGTGCCTACAACGCCCAACGGCAGGGTTTACGAGTGCCGGGTAGCCGGTACGTCAGGCACGACACAACCCGATTATCCTGTCTATTCTCCTTACCACGTTAGGGGCTACACCCTTGAAGATGGCACCGGTGACCCTACCCTGATGTGGGTAGACCAAGGCCCGGCTAACGTTGAGCGCTACGATGTCCGAACAAGCACCCGCCAAGCGTGGCTCATCAAAGCCTCCAGATGTGCATCAGACATCGATGCTAAGGAAGGCACGAGCGATGTGAAGCTCTCCCAACTCAAAGCACACTGCCTTTCGATGGCTGAGCGATACCGCCCTCTGGTGTTCGCATGAGTCCGATTCTACGCGCAACCCTGCAAGCCGGCATGGTACGCAACCTTTGCCAAGACCGGGTAGAAATACACCGCTTCACACTTACCGAAGATGGCCGTGGTGGTGCTACTGAGACATGGCGCAAGGTTGCCGAGTACAACGCCAGGCTCACCAACCAGAGCGACACAGAGAGCATCGTAGGCGGTGGCATAGCATCATCTGCACAGTGGACTTTGATAGTCGCTGTAGGTGCTGACGTAATGCCACAAGACCGCGTGTACCGGGTAGGCGATGATGCCCGCTATTACGATGTAGTCGGGACTGACTTTGGGCAGACAGAGTTGCTTGTGCAGCATGTCGGATTAGTGGAGCGGACATCATGACGGCTGAAGCGTGGGTGCAGATCGGTATCCAAGCGTTTATAACGACCGTTAGCATCGGCGCCGCTTGGGTGGCACTGATGGTCAGGCTGACGCGCCTGGAGACTCAGGTGGCTCACATCATCAACACGCTTGATGGGCAACAACAAGAAGTGCGCCGCATCGAGCAACGACTCGGTAAACTTGAAAACAAAGTCAGCGCGTTGGAGGCAATAATAAACCGATGAACAGCATCAGTATCAAAAGACTCGTGGTCGTTGTGATCGTGGCATTTGTAGCTGCATTCACTTCCGTTTTCGGTGATGGCGTACGCACCGCTGAAGCCAAGGATGTTGCCGAGCTCGGCGCAGTGCTGGCACTCTACGGAAGTAAGGCGGTAGCGGCGGGTGTCTCCGCTGCGGTTTCTAGTGTGCTTGCGTTCCTTACGATGCCTTTCTCTGGGACGCAGATGAACGCGCTGAAGGTGGGCAAATGAACCTAACCGATGTGGTCATCACACCACTTGTGACAAACCCTGCCGACTATAACATCAAAGCCGACATCTACGATGACACGAACACAAAGGTCGGTGACTTTGGAGTTGATGGCATCGATATGTTTACGTGGTGGGTCACGCAGGACGAAGCATTCCGGCTCAACATTGTGAACCAGTTCATCGTTGTGATGGCTCAGGAAATCCTCACAGGAACCGCAGAATAATGGCAACCTACTATGTTCGCTCTGACGGCAACGATGGCAACACTGGTCTAGGTTCTGGTACTGGACAAGCTTGGGCTACCATTGGTAAGGCACTCGGCGGTACTGGTATTACTGGTGGGGACACTGTGTACATTGCTCCCGGCACGTATCGTGAGGTTGTCACTATTGCTGGCACATATTCAAGTGCAACCTACATCTATGGGAATCCGACAGCGTCCCTGTTTACAGGTGTTCTTGCAGGTGAAGTTAGAATAACTCCGAGTGGTTCAGACAATGCCGTATCAACATCGTATGCACTGACAGCAACTAGCAAGAATAACCTAAACTTTAAGGACTTGATTGTCGGTGGTATGAACGCAACGACCTGTACAAATCTAACCATTGAAAAGTGTTTATTCTTTAGTACATCGGCAACGACATCGGCGTTTATGTTTACTGCTTCTACTCTTACAAACTTTAATACAGTTATAAAGCAAAGTGTTTTTACTGGGACAGTAAACGGTATTCAGTATAACTATAGAAATTTAGGTTCAGCACAAAATGTTGGATTTGCCTTAAGTGATTGTGTTCTAACTGGTGAAAACGCCATTTTACTAACAGACCAAGGAACAGCGTATAACGCATTTCTTCTGTCAGGTGTGAACATTTACAACTGTGTGTTGATGGGTTCAACTCCATTTAGAACAGTACAAACTCACATATCTGCTACTGGAAATACAATCGTTGTAAGCAATAGTTTGATTTATGCAACCGGAACATATGCATTTCAATCAAACAATAATCTAGGTGCAACAGAAAATTACAACCGAGTTTATGGTGTCAACACTCGGCAGAATGTATCTCAAGGTGCAAATACAAATGTTGCCTCGTGGTCCGGTTTGGAGTTCGGACAATCACTCCTGCAAGGATTTGGACCGATACAAATCTTTGGTAACACGTTCAACAGTCCGAACGCTACAGCAGGTACAGCATCAGGTGCGCCACTTGTCGACATGTACGGACAATCTTGGAATGTTACTCCTGATGTTGGTGTAGCCATCTATAGAACGATTGGCGGTGTAGGTGCATATCAACCAGCATCGCAAGCGTCTGGGACCATCACAATCGCACCGAACAGCACATCACAAAGCATCGAACTCTACCTTGGTGCTACAGGTCTCACAGCCTCCACAAGCGGTCTAACAGCCCGCTACAACCGCACACGCACTGCAAGCGTAAACATCCCTCTAGTAGCCCGTACAATCGCTCAGGCGTGGACATCTGGTGGCTTTGCGGAGGTAGACGCTACCAACATGCCGGGCGTCTACAGATTGGACGTACCTGATGCTGCATTTGCTGCTGGCGCATCTGATGTCACTATCGTGGTGCGTGGTGCCTCTGGTACTAACGGCGCGGTGCTGACGGTCACGCTGAGTAGTGGTGGCTTGACATCAGCGCAGACAGCCGCAGCGGTGTGGGATGAAGCGCGAAGCGGCCACACTACAGCCGGCACCTTTGGTCAGTATGTCAACGCGGAGTTGGTAACCCCGGTTACATCTGCCGCTCTGGTACGCATGGGGCCTTTTGAGGTCAGGGCTGACGGACTTGGGGCATCGGATCCGCTAGACATCCAGAAAGGCGCACAGCATGGAATCGACATCCAGTGTGTAGACAACAACGGAGCAGGGATAGACATCACGAGTGCAACGGTTACGGCTAAGGTCTACAACAGCGGTGCTACCTTGGTAGACACTTACTCCTGTACGGCAACCTATGCAGCTGATGGACGTGCTACGTTCACCATCGACACTACGGTAACTAACACTACTGGGACGTACACGGCTACAATCACAAGGTCAACATCTGCAAACGACACGCAGGTATTCGGACCACTGCGGATCTATGTGAGGGACATTTGATGGCATTGATATTTGATTTGACTGAAGACCCTCAGCAGGTCGTGCAAGTCTCCGCATGGGTCGGAGACTGGCACAGTTACGTAGTGCGGCTGGTGGACGAACTGGGAAGCCCGGTAGACATCACGACCGGTACGCTTGGTGCTACCTTTACCAACATCCAGACCGGGTCCACGTATACCTTTTCATCCGGATCCGTTACCCTCACAAAGCAGTACAGCGCACAAGGCATCCTTAGCGTCCTCAACCCTGCGGCATACGGCACAGCGGCAGACATCAGGCTAACGATATCCTTCACGGTGTCAACCACGGTACGCCGCTTCGGCCCGCTACAGATTCAGGTGCTGGCACCATGAGTGTAACCGTATCCCTCAAGACTACCGGCATAGACCGCTACAAAGCGAATCTAGGCAAGGTAACTAAGATTGTAGGTAAAGCTGCGGCAGACGTTGAAAGCACCGCAAAGCGAAGCATCAAGACAAACAGCGGTAAGTTCAAAGAGTATGAAAAGGGTCACTGGTCAAGCCCTCCAGGCTCGCCACCTAACAGCGATACCGGCTTCCTTGCGAACTCCATCATGCATCGGATGCTGACGGCTACAAGTGCTGAGGTTGCGGCAATGGCAAAGTATGCCGTACCGCTGGAACTTGGATGGACATCGAAGGGCGGCAACACCGTACCGCCACGCCCGTTTTTAGATCCAGCCTTACAGCACGTAAAGCCGGCATTTGTCAAAGCGCTAACCGTGGTGCTGAAGGGTAAGTAATGGCATACGAACCAGCGATAATCGAACAATGGATATACGAGACCCTGAGCGGCGATGCTACGCTCATGGGTTTACTTGCTCCTGACAACAAGCCTGATGGTTATCAGATGGGCATCTATAACAGCGTAGCTCCCCAGACCGACCCGGTATCACGCCGACCGGTGCAGGTGCCTTACGTGGTTTTTAGCCGAGCTGGTGCAAGCGGTGATGATGAGGATGCGCTATGCGGCGCTCGTGTCTTCACAACGCCTAACTACAGAATAACTGTGTGGGATACTGAAAGTGGTGCGATGAGTATGGCAAGAATCCAAACCATAATGAATCGCATCGATACACTTTTGGATAATCAGACGGTGACCACCACGACCCCACGGCTTTATGTCCGCAGGACTTCAACGGATCAAACCTTCGCTTTATCTGATGGCGGTCGGACGGATTACGGGGTGACAGCGGTCTATCGCTGCCTCACACAGCAGTAGGAGTAGACATGGCATTTACAAAATCATTTGGTCTGGTCGGTGAGAACTGCGTGGTCACCATCGCTTTTGGTGGCTTTCAAGACGGTTCTCCCTCAGCTTTCACGGCTAACACTTACACCTGTTTGGCTAAGTCGGTGCGTACATCTACAAGTGTAGATACCGCTGATGTCAGCGCACTTTGCGACACTACGAAGAAGATGCAGGTTACTAAAGCATCAGGTTCTATTGACATCGAACTGCTGGTAGACGGCACACAACAGGCTGATGGTTCCCCTATCTTCTTCAACAAAGAAGGCTATTACTGCCAAGTAGTTATCACTCCAGGCGCTCTCTCTGCGAAGACTTTCGTAGGGGTTGTCACCGCTACAGGTATCGGTATCGCGGCAGGTGAAGCCGTCACAGAGACAGCAACAATCATGCTCGGCGCTAACGGTGTTACTACCGCTTGGACATCCGCATAATGGGTATCAAAGCCATCAAGGCCGTTGCCCCTGAAGTAGAACACGGCATCCTTGAAGTAGACCTAAGCGAGTGGGCTGGTGAAGGAGCGATAGTAAAGTTCCGCCAGCCAAAGGCGGCAGACTACTTTCCGGATGCCACTGAGCTGCAAAAAATCAGGATGTCATACGCTGAGATGGCACCGAATCTTTTAGTCAACTGTCTGATTATTGGCAAGTGCTACATCCCTGATGTAGATGACCCAAGCGATGCCGCTTTCATCCGTGTACTCCTTGACCTGAGCCGCAAGAACACGCAAGCGTTTTACGCTATCTACTGGAGTTTCATCGGTAAGTATATTGATGTAAGCGTTACCAAAGAGGTAG